GTCTTATCATGTACCAACTTATTAAATACTAACTGAAAGACAACTATTATGGCATTTCTCGTTTCTCCTGGCGTTCAAGTTACTGAAAAGGACTTGACAAACGTAGTTCCGGCCGTTTCGGCATCGATTGGCGCTTTTGCCGGTCCATTTAAGTGGGGGCCAACCGGTACGGCCATCACATGTGCTTCGGAAGGAGATCTTCTACTCAATTTCGGTAAACCAGATGCTGTACATGCTCGTAGTTTTCTAACTGCAGCTAGCTATTTAAAGTATGGAAATACGCTGAAAGTGTCGAGGTCCGCGGGCGACGATTGTGTCAATGCGGTTTCGACCTTCCTCGCCAAAACCACGCTAACCGTGACTGTAAGCGGCAGTGCCTCAGGCACTTCTATAAACAGTTTTTCCAGCAGCGGCAGTACCATCTTACTCGGAAAAACTTCATTGTCCGCTATAGTTGTTATAGGTTCAAATAGTACTACGACGACCAGTACCGTCGCTGCTACTTCTACTACCCCGACGTATACGCTAATCACCAATATCACTCGTAATACTTCAAGTGGTACTACTTCAAGTGTCGATTTCTCCCAAAATGGGAATGTAGTCACCGCGACTATCACAGTAGGTTCAATGTCGCATACAAATACTACTGGCACTACAACCATTAACCTTTCCTCGCTGTATGTCTCGGGCTCGACTGCGACATATTCGAGTCAGAAAATTGGTAATATTGATCAATTTAATAATAATACCGTGGTGTCGGCGGCGACGTCAAATATTTCATTCGTCGCTCGGTATCCGGGTGCCAAGGGGAATTCCCTGGGTGTCTTCATAGTAACTGCCCGGACCGATCCGGATGATGTATATGCGAAGCAATTTGACTACATTCCTACGTTCAACTCGAATAATCCTACATTCGTAACGGTGACCGGCACAAGTAGCGCAGCGAGCCTGACCACCGCGAGTACAATTACTGTTCCGGCGTCAGCCTTTTCGACAGTGCCTCTGTCAACATCGATGTACGTGGTTTCCTCTGCCAATGTGCCCGCCAATGGGCCAATCAAGGTCAGTAGCTTTACATCTACTGGGTCGAATTACGTGATCACGGCTTCAGAGGGAGTAAGCGCGGTAAGCTCGACGAGCTCCGTGCCGTTTACGTTTTTCGAAGCCGATGAAATTCACGCCCTTGTCATTGATTTGGATGGCGGAATTAGTGGAACTTCTGGAACAGTTCTGGAAAAATTCCAGAATCTTTCTCTTCTTTCGGATAGCAAACGTGCAGATGGTACGAATAACTTCTACAAGGATTACATAAATCGCAATTCGAGCTACGTGTATTCCGCCGGTTTCATAGGTACCTATCTTACGGGCGATGAACTTGCATCGACCGATGCTACATACGTTGAGCTTCCAGATCGTGATGAAGCGCTTTCTCACATTCTGGGATCAGTGAATTATCTGAGTGGAGTTCAGGGGCCGGCAGGTTCATCGGGATCTGATGGCGCTACTATCGGCACTGCCGGATCGATTTCAACAGCTCTAGATGTATTTGCCGATGCGGCAACAATCGACGTCAATCTTCTATTCACCGGTGACTTTAACGGCGCTACCACGCTTAGCACGGGCGAACAGAAAGCTCAGCAGATTGCCGAGGCTCGCAAAGACACAATTGCATTCATCTCGGCTCCTCCTCTTCTTTACCAACAGACTTCTGAAGCCGCTAAGCAAGCTGCGATTTTGGCTAAGTTTAATGATGGAACGGCCGCGCGCAATTCGTATTCCGTCTTTGACTCGTCTCCGCTTTACGTCTACAACAAATACCAAGATAACTATATTTGGATTCCAGCTTGTGGACACATGGCCGGACTTTGCGCCAATGCTGATCTGGTCGCCGATGCTTGGTTTTCTCCGGCCGGATATAATCGTGGAAATCTGAGGGGTATTACTAAACTCGCATTCAATCCGACTCAGACATCTCGGGATGAGCTCTATAAGGCTTCGGTCAATCCGATTGTTTCGTTTCCTGGCCAGGGTATTATTCTCTTTGGTGATAAGACTGCGCAGGCTAAACCGTCGGCATTCGATCGGATCAACGTGCGGAGGCTTTTCATTGTTCTCGAGAAAGCAATTGCCACGGCGGCCAAGTATCAGCTCTTCGAATTGAATGATCGTTTTACACAGGCGATGTTCCGGAACATGGTTGAACCTTTTCTTCGAGAGATCGCAGGACGAAGGGGCATCACTGATTTCCTCGTCGTCTGTGATTCGACTAACAATACACCTGAAGTAATTGATACAAATCGGTTTGTCGCGGATATCTTCATCAAACCGGCTCGTTCGATCAATTTCATCTCGCTCAATTTCATTGCCACTCGCACCGGTGTTTCTTTCGCCGAGGTCGCCGGAGCTTAACAATAAATACTATTCAATAACTAATAGCGGTTAAATTTAACTAATAAAAAATATGCATAGCTTAAACGATTTTAAAGCGAGGCTGGTTGGTGGTGGCGCTCGGGCTAATTTGTTTCGGGTCGAATGTCCCTTTCCAAGTAGGACGGGCGGAAATCAGGAACAGGCTACCTTCATGATTAAGTCGGCGGGTCTTCCTGCATCGACGCAAGGTAAGATTGTAATTCCTTTTCGAGGTCGCCAATTTAAGATTCCTGGCGATCGCACCTTTGATACGTGGACTATTAAGGTCATCAATGATAGTACATTCGATCTTCGAAATGCCTTCGAAAATTGGATTGATATCACGAATCCTTCGCCTTCGAATACAGGTGACGTCAATTTCAATAACTACATGTGTCAATTGCAGGTGATTCAGATGGATAAGGCTGGAAATGATATCAAGAGATATCTGTTTGTCGACGCCTTTCCTACAACGATTGGGCAGATCGAGGTTGCATATGATACTAACGATGCCGTCGAAGAATTCGAAGTGACATTCGAATATCAATATTGGATATCCAATTCTTCGAGGTTCACGGGTAATAAACGAGCGGCCGGCGTCCCCGGTATTATCACTGGACTTAGCGCGGACTTGGCCGTGAACGTTAGTGGTAGGATTGGCAACGTTAATCTTGGAGCTGGCGCATCGATTGCTGTATAATCTCGCTATACTCAGTCAGATCTCGAGGAGGGGGTAGCTTAAGGCTGCCCCCTTCTTTTTGAATGATAAATAGAAGTGAGCATGAAATTATTTGGATTTGAAATTTCTCGACAGATTGACAAGGCCGATTCTGATTTAAATCGGAGAGACTCTGGAGCCACGCTTCCTCCACTGGCTTTGGTGTCGTCATCTGAGAAGAAAGAAGAACCGGTCGAAGCTAAATCGTTTATTCCAAAGGAAAGCGAAGATGGTTCAACGGTAATTACCGCCGGCGGATACTTTGGTCAGTACGTCGATATTGATGGCACGGCTGTAGCTTCTGATCAGGATCTAATTCTCAAATATCGCAATGCGGCCGAACAGCCCGAATGCGACATGGCCGTCAATTACATTGTCGACGAAGCAATTGCGGCTGGAGAATCTGGAGCTCCAGTATCTCTGAGTTTCAACGATTTAAATTATGATGATGACGTAAAGGAAGCTATTCTGAAAGAATTCGACGAGATCCTTCGGCTCCTGGATTTTTCGCGATCTTGCTCAGATATTTTTCGGAGATGGTACATCGATGGACGATTGTATTATCACGTCATCGTAGATTCGAAAGATCCTGCGGCTGGAATTAGCGAACTTCGAGTCGTTGATCCAATTAAGATGCGGAAAATTCGCGAAGTAGATACCAAGATTGATACCGAGACCGGTGTCAAGTTAGTTACAACCAAAGCCGAATATTTTGTCTACTCGGAAAATCAGATTGCCGGTCAGCTCGCTCAGACTGTCAACTCCGGCGATTCTGTCACCGGTCTGAAGATTGATCCATTGGCTGTCTGTTACGTTCCCTCGGGCCTTCTGGATTCGACTCATAGGAGAGTAATTTCGAATATTCATAAGGCACTTAAGCCGGTGAATCAGCTTCGAATGATGGAAGATTCCCTGGTAATTTATCGCATGTCTCGTGCACCGGAACGGCGCATATTCTACATTGACGTTGGCAATCTTCCCAAGGGAAAGGCCGAGCAATACATGCAAGAAATCATGTCGAAGTATCGTAATAAGATGGTGTATGATGCATCGACCGGCGCCGTTCGAGATGATCGACGACACATGTCGATGCTCGAGGATTTCTGGCTTCCACGAAGAGAGGGTGGAAAAGGAACAGAAATTACAACTCTTCCTGGTGGAGAAAATCTCGGTCAGATTGAAGACATTCTGTTCTTTAAGCGGAATCTCTATCGTTCTCTCTCTGTTCCTCTTTCTCGATTCGAAGCCAAAGATTCTCTCTGGACGGCCGGTAAATCTACGGAAATTTCCCGGGAAGAAGTATCCTTTCAGAAATTTATCGATCGCCTTCGTCGAAAGTTCTCCTACATCTTCGTCAATCTTCTTCACACTCAGCTCCTTCTGAAAGGTATCATCGTCGAAGATGATTGGCATGCCATCAAAGAGAAGATCGTAATCGATTTTAAAAAGGACAACTACTTCTCAGAACTGAAAGATTTTGAAATTATGACCGCCCGGGTTGCGATGCTTAGTTCGGTAGGTGAATTCATTGGAAGATATTTCTCGGAGAAGTGGGTTCGTCGTAACGTCCTTCGTCAATCCGATTCGGAAATTGAATCGATGGATTTAGAAATTGCCCAGGAAAAGGTCAAGGGTGATATATCTGTTGATGCCGGAGAAAATGTGGCGCAGGGTGGTGGAAATGATCTCGGCATGCCCGGTGGCATGCCCGGCGGAAACGTTTCCATTCCGGATTTATCCGCGGAGGATCAGGCGGAAGGGGATTCCGCAGAAGCGCCGGCCATTGAACCTGACGATACTATTATTGCAGAGCCGGCCGAAGAACCGGTTCAAGCATAATTCGAAACGTTGAAAAAGTATAAATAAAAATATCGATGAATATACATGCCCAAACTATAGTGCACGGCATTGTTGCTGGTGCCAATGATAAAGCCGAAATGGCGTTAAATCGCGGATTGGCCGAAAAAACCATGGCGGCTTTAGAAATTCGAAAGCTTGTCTTGGTCGATGAGGTCTTCAATAAGAAAGTCTCGCCTCAAAAGTAACATGAAACTAATCTGCGAATACAACGAAATTGGAGTTAAGGCTCTGGTTGAAGCTGCTTCGAATGGAGAGAAGAAATTCTTTCTCGAAGGTGTATTTATGCAGGCTGAAAAGCAGAATCGAAATAATCGAATTTATCCTCGAGAAATTCTGAAAGAAGCCGTGGCCAGATTTATATCTGAATCTGTTTCAACCGGTCGCGCGGTGGGCGAACTTAATCATCCCGATGGTCCACAGATCAATCTGGATAAAGTAAGTCATCGCATTACTCAGCTATCATGGAATGGTGATAACGTCCATGGAAAGGCTTTGATTCTGAATACTCCCATGGGCATGATTGTCAAGGGGCTCCTAGATGGCGGTGTGAAGCTTGGAGTATCCTCGAGGGGTATGGGATCGGTCGAGTCTAGAGGTGGAAAGACATATGTCAAGTCTGACTTTACGCTTTCCACGATTGACATTGTGCAGGATCCATCGGCTCCTTCGGCCTTCGTTGAAGGCATCATGGAGGGTGTAGATTTTTTTAAGAACGGAAATGAATTCGTTGCTCGTAAAATCGAGAACATCAAGAAAAAAATTAGTGCGACTCCTTCGAGATATCTCGAGGAAATGCAAGCCAAAGAGCTCACTACATTTCTAAAAGATTGTTCGTCATTTTCTGTTCAGTAACATTTTTCCCGATTGTAAAGTCGGGGAGTTATCGGTATGGGTACTTAAATTAAACCTGTTTGTTTAATTGAGATTGAAAATAATGAGATAGAGGTCCAATGGATTTCCTCTCGCAAACCAAAATAAAACAAATGCTTAAAAAGCAAAGTAATAAAACGGTGATTCAAGAATCGGATCAGGACATGTCGGATATCGAAAAAGCCATCGCGGTTGCTCCAACTGCGCGCAAGCCGGTAACGCATCCTATATCTGTTTCGGTTGCTGATTCAGTTGCGCAAGAGGAACCAAATGAGAACGATGAGAAGGTGGAAATTGAATTCATGAATTCCGAGTCGGATGATGACTCTACTCCGGAAGATGGCGAAGCTTCTGAATCCGATGGGGATGAAGGGCCTGAGGCCGGTGAGGGTGAAGTTATCGATTCCGATGAGGATGAACATAGTGACGCCGACGAAGCTGATTCCGA